TAGTCCTTCTGCCAACAGCGCGGCGAGCACGCTCAACACGATTGCCCACTTCTTCCTCGCCAACGGTTGCTTTGGCGGTGTTTGGTCCGAATTTTCCATCCTCTTCTAATCCTTTTGTCTTCTGGAAGTGAAGCGTCAACGCTGTAAGTTGCGACCCATTCACAAAGCCACTATCCAGTCTCTTCTGATTGTATTCGTCTGCGCTCATAACCAGTCCGGTACGTCAGCTATTGTTGAACTCTGCTCCCGAGATATGCCTTCCTGTAGGTAGGCTCTAAGCTCTGCGACCCTTTGCTGGGAAAGCATCTCAAGTGGCTGGTTTATCTCCCCGTCGCGGATAGCATAGTTGCTGTAACCAAGCAGGGCAATGATGTCGTGATACGCGCCAAGAGAGTCGATTGTTGCCGCAGCCTGGGAAAAGTCCACAGAGTGCCTCGGTATATACATAATCCTAATCTGTGTCGTGACCTCAGTGCTAAATATAATCCTAGCGCCGCGCAGGTAGTACCTAATACGCTGGCTTCCGAGATTGCTGTACAATTCTTCTGGGCGGGTCACGGCAACAAGCTCTTGATACGCAAGAGAGGTTCCAGAAGACACGTTTGATATGGATAGAATAGAGTCAAACTCTACCGCCATGGAGTATTCCCTAGAGTTTGGCACCGCATCTAGCCCTAGGGCATAGTGAAACTCGTTGGTTGCGTTTACCAAAGCTCGAAACCTATTGTAGCCAATGCTAAGGTATAGGGCCACGTCCGCATCAGACAGGAACGACGTGTCTGGCTCATCCGCATAGGAGCGGAACAGGGCTCTCAGTTCACCAGTGTTCATTGTGGCACCATCTCAGGTTGTTGGGGTTGCTGCATTTGCTGCGCTTGTCTCATGGCAACGCCGCGTTGCTGTTCTACAGCCATTTGACCTTGGGCCGCGACAGAGCCAGTCGCCATCATAGCGGAAGGTGACGCTTGCGGAGGCTCTTGACGGGGAAAGACTTTGGCCTTCGATACCTGTTGGTAGGCTTCGACCGGCTGGCCAAACGACAGTATCGACACATACACGTCTCGGATATATTCTTGGACATCTGAATACGGAATCTCCTGCTGGTTCAGTCTATCAAGCGTATCGGGCTTCGGGTTGTAGTATTCCTCTGACCTCAGGTACTCCCCAAAGACCTTCTTGAAGGCGTCTAGGTCGTCGTCAGGGTGAACTTCTACCAACAGACCAGACTTACATGCCTCAAGGATGTCTCTCGCATGTGAGAGCGCTGCCATCTTGTCGGCTATAAACTTATTGCCTGTTCGCATGGAAAGCTCCTGCATGACCATCTCTGGGGGCATCAGGCCTTGTTGGTACAGGTTGAGTATGGTTGCGTCTCGTTGCTGCACGTCTGCTGTAAACAGAGAGCCGGGAGCAATGATGACCTCAGGCACATTCACAAAGTCTGTGGACTTTATCTCTTTGAACATTGGTGAGCCGAGGTGGTCAAACATGCGAATCATAAGGCCGCGACTGTAATACTTTTTCATGTAGACCAAGACGGTCTTACACATGTTGGCGGTGCCCTTTTCAATTTCGCTATTAGTTACAGCAAGTTGCGTCTCGTCCTTGCTGGTAATTGCCTCGATGGCAGCGCCAGACTTGATGGCCGGAACCGAGCGACCCATGGTAACATGGTGGACGCCTGCAATATCCTGCATCTCTTTCTCGATGGTGCCAGTATTAGTCCAGACATCTGAGGGCAGACTGGCGGGTACCATACGCTTGGGCTCGGGTCCAAGTCCTGACCATAGAATTTTCTGACCCTGCTTGTTGGTAATGCGGCCAACTTGGCTTTGTCTTGATACCAACCACGGCGCGTTAGCGTTGAGGCGGATAAAGAGGAGCTGCTGGCTACGTTGTTCGTTGTATTGGTTTTGAGGTCCAACGAGTGGGTAAACAAGTCCCATCCCCCATATCTGGTTAGGGAGGCGCGTGTACCTAAGAACTTGTACCGGCATAAGCTTTTCAGGAGTCTTGCCTTTGAACAGGTATGTGTTGCCACATGTAACGGCATAGTTGCCATCCTTCCAGTAAGTTGTATGGATACTCAGGGTGTCCTCGGGAACACGGCGACCGTACTTCTCGGTAGATGCCTGCGGTGCCTTCTCTAAGTATTCAACATAGTCGGGATAGGACTCTATCGCATCCTGCCTGTGCACGAGATGTCTGATAGATATAAAGCTTGAGTGCTCCTCACGCCTCGCTTTGGCCTCAAAGAATAGGTCATACGGACTGATAACCTCAGTATGCACCTTCTTTTCGCCCGGGTCATAGTATGTGTGAAGTGCACATGTGCCGCAAGATGTCAACCAAGAAGACGCCTCGCTGCCAACTTTGTACTTCAGGTCTTCTGTTGACCAGTAATAATGCAGCGCCTGCTCTGAGGCTAGGCCTTTAGTGATGTCCTCCCAACTCTTGGACGCCGGGGTGATGCCAATCGACGGGTAGCTCACCGTCATCTTGGCCGTAACTGTCCGATATATAGGGAGAATCTTGTTTGTGGTTGTTCTGTTTCGGTTGGTGGTGTCTACAATCCACCTTTCATCACGGGAGTCTCTCTCGAGATGCTGATGGCCGCCAAGGTAGTGGAGGCATATATCCCAAGCAGCGGCCTGTGGCTGCTTATCTTGTCTACTCTCTAGGAGTATGTCTTCTATGTTCTCAGGATAAGGCATTGGTTACTCCAGTGTGTACCAGTCTTGCAATGAAGACCTTAGCTGGTTCATAGACTCTTGAGCTTTTTTATCTTTTTCTTCTTGGGCGTCACTCATGCCGCCAAATATATCAGCAACAAGTCCTAGTCCGCCGCCGACTACAGAGCCCATGGGTCCAATTAGCCCGCCAAGGGTGGCACCTTTAGAAGCGAAACTTCCTTTACCCGCTAAGGCCGAAATAACGCCGCCAAGGGCTCCGTCAGTTGCTGGCTTAGACATGTCAATGGGAGATGTGTCCAGCAAAGAGCCAAGCCTGTGACCTTCTGATGAACCAGACGAGTCTGACGATTTTCCGTAGGCCATCTTATCCCCCAAACCCCATCTCATGAGGATACACTGGGTCAGGTAGAGCCTCTGGAGATTCAGCCTTTCGGATGAACAGAGACTTTATGAACCCAATTATCCCTATCCCAACAGTAAATTCAAACAATTTGTGAGAGCTGTCGGACGTAATCGTTATATCAAGCCTCATTTTTCCTCCGGTGTGGTGGGTGACCCAGAGACCTGAGCCACCCACACTTATCACCTAGATGTCGTATCCGCAAATGACTACGTTCTGGTTTGGATATTCACAAACCAGTTGGCAGTACCATTTCCAGTTACCTTCATAACGGTCCTCACCGGAAATCTTATGCAAGATTTTCCCGTCAGTATCGTCGAAATCACCGGGTTGAAGCTCATAGAGCTTCCAGGCACCAGTGTTTAGGCCAACAAGCATGCTCTTTGGGCAGTTGCTATCTACTTCAACAGGGATACCTGCGAAGCCTAGCTTCTGCTCAACCGAACCAAAATCAACACCACCAGCACTCCCTGCGTTTACGTTCTGGGTGAGCGTGGCCGAAGCGATATACTTGTGGCGGGTCAATGGGTTGGTCAACCAGATGTCAGGACGACGCTTGGATTCATTGCGAACAACATCCAAAGCCTTCTGCATACGACCTGAGTCAATAGCAACACGAGCACCACCGACCGCAGAGGAAGCAACACCAGCAACCGCCTCAACAGCAGCAGCATCGCTCATATTCAGAATAGTGGACTGAAGCTCATCGGCAGCCTTGGCAGCAGAGCCAGCAGCAGCCGCCGTAACACTAGCACCGTCACGAGCAATGCCGTGGTGAGCTGGGTTACAAAGGTTGTCCAAGATTCCAGAATACTGGAGCAATGGGTCATTGTCAGGGAAGGCTGCGTTTCCAACCCAATACGTACCAATGGTTCCAGCAGTTGCCAGTTGGATGGCAATAGCAGAGCCGTCAGCAACACCAAGAGTGCTGAAGTTGGTACCGGCTGGACCATAAACGGTAAGCTCGATTGTGCCAGCCGCTTCATCAGAAGCAGACACATAAAGCTCTCCACCAGCGTCTAGGTTGACAGTTGACGCACCGCCAGAGGTGGCCACGTTGTAGTCATCCATACCAACAGCCTCAACATGCACCCAAGTTGCTACATTTGCGGCACCAGTAAGGCAACTTGCAAACGGAGTGTGGTCTCCGCTGTACTGAAACGTAGCGCTAACAGCACCAGCAGCAGTTGCAGCAGTTGTCCCGGCACCGGCAGCGGCAGGGTCAAGAACCTTTTGCTCGTTGATGAGACCCTTGACCTTACCACCAGTGAAAAGCATCTTGTCGGCGAAGTCTTTGACATCTTCGACGAGAAACTTCATTTCATCATGGAGACTGTTGGCCAAAGCCATCGAACCACCATTAGAACTAGCAGCAATATCAGGACCACCGACTTCAAACGAACCGTAGAGAAACTTGGCTCGGTTGAGAATCTTTAGAAAACGCTGGTTGCCAGCGGTTGGTAGGGTCGCTGGAGAGCCAGCAACACTTTCACCACGGAATCCAATACCAGTATTCTTTCCAACTCTCAGACCAACCACGAAGTCTTTACCACTCCAGGAAGCCTTTCCTTTTTCAAATAATTGTAGCAACCGCATCTCACGATGAAGTTGGTCACGTACCGCTCCTTGATAATCTTCTTTGAGAATATCTTGAAGCAGAGTAATAGTAGAACCAGCCATAATTTATCTCCTACACCATGCCGAATATCTTTTTTAGTCGGCGTTCAGCGGAGGCTTGGGCGTCTTTCAATGTCCTGACTTTTGGGTCTTCACTAGAAGTTGAGACGTGCGTTTTTGCCACCCTCGGTGGCGCATCGTCTGCTTTTTGCCAAGAATTGCTTTCGGCCCATTCTACACGAGACTTGTAAATCCTTTCTGCAAGCTCGGGTAGAGGTACCCCCAAATTTTCTTTCTGAGAAGCAGCAGCAAACAATAGCTCCTTCTCGACGACTGGAAACTTTTCCATGGCAGAGGTCAACTCGTTACGCAACCTGTCCTTGGCTCGCTCCGCCTCAAGTTTATCTTGAGTCAGGGCGTTCTCTTTTAGAGAAGCAAGTTCTTGGCGCAACTCTTCAACATCTGTCAATGGCTCTTGCGGCTCCCTTAGCGCTGCCAACTCTTGCTCAAGCGCTGATACCCGGTCGCGTTCCGCGTTGCGTTCGGATATAACTTGCTCAAACCTATCGTATGGCACCCGCTCAGACTCGGTTTCCGTTGCGGCGACCTCCACTTGTTCCGTTTGCTCCGCGACAGGTGCCTCGGGCTCGGCTTCAGGTGCTGGTCCAGAATCCAATTTAGCTGCAATAGTTTCCACATTTAACATGAACACACTCCTATTTACGACCATGATGTAGGCATGGAAGAACCAATTTTTACGACCGCATTGTTATTGAGGCGCGGAAGAAACCCCAGTGCTCTCCGTCAAATTACAGTAAGTTAGACATTACGTCTACAACTGAATCTGTCGGACCCAAATCGTGGGTCTCATCTTCGAAGTCTTTGGGGTTGAAAATGCGCTGATTCTTTAGCTCCCACATCATCCTTTCATGACGTGTTTCTGGCAGCCTAGTCTTCACATCATCTTCCAGCTTCGAGGTCTGAGTCATCCCTTCTAATGCTAATGCCGTGGCCATCAGGATGTCGTCATGTCCACCATCTCCTGCTTGGGCCTTACCCTTGATATACATCATCTGATTTATCTCATCTTGGATTCTCGCATCTGGGATGACAGACAACTTAGCATTTTCAATATATGTATGGAGTCTTGATAGAATCACGCCACGGGTCGCACGGTTTGTGTTGAACCCGGCAATGTGGGTGGTGGTTCCATTGAGTTTATTGTGATGCGTCCGCCTGTAAAGATATGGCCACGCGGCTTGGACGAGATAGTTTGTCACACTCAACCCATAAGAGTTGACCTCAATGGTCGCCAAGGCATTGTATTTCTTACATTCCCTATGGATGAGCGATGCAAAGGCCTCCGGTGGCAGCCTCCCGTAATACGACGCAGCCAACTTTGGGGTTTCTTTTTCTGTCACATCGATTACGACAAATGCAGAGAAGTCTCCAGACGCCGAGCCCGATGCCGTATCTGCCCCTAGGGAGTAGACTGAAAACTTGTCTGGCTTTAGATATTGCCTATAGCCAATGTATTTATCTTCATTGTCCTTGGTGATGCGGACTTGTGGGAACGTGAGGCTGAAGAATCTATCCCCTGAAGACACAAACGCCATCTCAGCAGTGGCCGGAAACTCCTGGTTCCACAGTTTCCACTGCCCTGCACACCTCTCATAAAACGCATTACATGCCCAATAGAACTGCTCCTTTGTGAGCTTATGGTCCCTGCGATACTTGGCCATCTCCTTTGGTATGCGCTTTGGCTTTGCCTTTCTCACATAACTCGGGTCAGCCATCCATGGAAAGAAGACCTTGCACGTTCCATCATCCACAGTCCACGCGCCATAGGCCTCATTCAAACCATTGGCAGTAGTCTCTTTTACAATGGTCGCCCCGTCAGGAAGACTGGCCATAATGGCACCAATCGTTACCTCCATGTTGGTATAGTGAGCAAACTCGGATAGGTGCAACTGATGAGGCGTGCCGCCACGGGCCGAGGGACTTGACGCTGTGGTGACTCGCACGCCACCCCCATGCGCGTAGCGCATCGCTTTTACATTATCCTTTAGCAGTTCAAACTTTCCAATTTTGAAAAACGGTGGAAGATACTCATAGAACGTCGAATAGATGGTAAAGATTTCCTGAGCCGCTTCAGCCGTGTGGGCCGCAACCAAGGTCTTGAGGTTGGGGGTGAAGTGGGTCTTCCAAAAATAGTAGGCGGCAATGATGGTACTCGAGCCCATCTTTCGCGCTTTGAGGTTATAGATGGTCGTCTCGGTCTCAAGCAGGTGGATTAGCCTCTGCTGGGTAGGCTTTGGTATGAGCGGGACAAGCTTATTCTGTTTGTCCACAATCTTTAGATACTTGCCGCAAAAATATGTGAAGTCACCTTTGCACTTTTTGACCTCACCAACTAGCCACTCTAACTGTTCTTTTTTCATGCAGCATACACCTGTGACTGTCCACGCATGGCTTGGTCAATCGCTTTCATAAACGCGCAACATTCTCTGGTAAACCACTCAGGTTTAGGCTTTTCAACCATGTCATTCGCAGCCAAGGTTTGGTGAAATTCTTGAATGACTCGTTTGGCGGTGCGATGTTTGACTGCTAACTGCGGGTCTTTGTGGTCCCTCAGCACATGCATGAGGTCAGACGCGGCCATTCGCATGATGACGTAGGTAGAGCGGATGTTCTCCTCGAGGGTCATGTGCTGGTCTAAGGTATTTAGGACATCCATGGCGGCGGTCATGGAATACATCTTCTCCATGATGAATCGTTCCATTACGTAGGCAGGCCAGACTTGTACGACAAACTGTTTGGGCTCTTCAATTATTCCGGTCATTGGGTCTCCTTTGGGGGGTGTTGGGGGAAGGTGAAAAAATGGGGGCCGTATAAAAATCTATATGGTACCTAATACCGGTACCCCGGGGGGCCATCGCCCCCATCGCCCTTTGAATTTTTCTCCTCCATTCCACTAGGCCAGATTCTGACCCATGTTTTTCTAGCTTCCATTTCCCATTGCCTCAGTTAGCGCTTCCCCTAAGCTATCAATATTGTTGCGCTTTTCTTTCTTGTCGATACACCGTTGCAGTATGGACAAGCATTCATTGATAAGTTTCCCTTGTCCTTGATTAGCTGGGGACTTGTCTGGTTGTAGTTGTGAGACATGCGCCAAGGTGAGACGGATTAGTGTCTCATTGTCTAGTGATTCAGGAGAGTCTAGCAAAGTCGTTGCCATTGTTTGCAAGTCGCTTCTTCCTTTGCCTTCAGACATGCAAGCCATGCCTTTAGCTTTGAATGCCTCACGCCACAGCTTGACCGTGTTGCGATGTATAGATAGGTCACGGCTAGTAGATGACATAGACGCACCATTGCCCCAGTCTAGAATCACCTTTGCTGCTATTTGTTGCTTCTTGTTGCCGTTCTTTAGGTATTCTTGGAGTCTTTCTTGTTCTTCACGCCTTATGTCAATGCCAAGTTTAGACCATGCCCGAACCTTTTTCTCTTCCATCACAAGCCCCAATTTTTCCCTAGACTTCCAATCGTCAAGAAAACTGTACAACTTTGCACAACTCTCTATCTATGGCTAATCCGCAACCAGTTATAGAGACTTGACAGGCCACAATGCCCCAATTGTTGCTATTTTCACGGGTACAAACGCAACACCAACCGGGTTCACGGGTAAACCCATTCTATTCTATATATGCGACAGTTTCTAGAATTACAGCAGGAAGTAAATAAACCCGTGAAAGTCGGTACGTGTTGCGTTTATCCCGTGAATTTCCCGTGAAAATGCCGTGTTGTGCCTGTGAAATTGAAAACGTGTCCGAATTCATCAATAATTCCGAACACTTTGGCCGCGCACCCCAACATTCCCAAACCTGGCCGAAAACGTAAACCTAATGATTACAGTCACTTATAAATATGTTGTATTTATGCTTTGCACTGTAGACTTGATTCATATTACAATAGGATTGTAACCAATGGAGGCTAACAAATGACAATCAACAAGACATACGAGGCACAGGCACAAGCTAGCAAGGCATTGCGTGACGTGGAAGCACTGCTAGCAGAACTTGATTGCCTACTGGCAACGGATGAATCGGAACTAATAGAGAAACTAGAACAACTAAGGGAGCGCAAAGAAAATGGACATTGAGAAATTTGAGGCAATACACGCCAAGGCGAAATCAGAGGAATTGCATCACAAGTCTGAGGCATTAAAGGCAGGCATAATGGCAAAGCATTGGGAAATAACAATATTAAAGAAGAAATTTGCAGACATACCGAAAAGGGAAGACTTGCACGGTATGTGGGATGAACTGCAAAGACTGACCAATAGAAAAAAGGCAATGAAGGATAAGCTAGAAATTATCAAAAGCAAAATAGAGGACCACAAGTATTATTGTGAAAACAAGACATAGCCAACAAATGGAAAGGGGTGCGCCATAAAGACACCCAACCATGGCAACGCTGAGAATTGGTCCAGCGAATGATAGCTCGTATAGGTTCGAATCCTATCGTTGCCACTAACAAATTGGAGGTAGAGATATGAGAAGTAGCTACGAATTTACGCGAAAGGAAAAGGAAACAATTTCTGAAGCATTATCGCACCTTTATTGGCTAATCGGTCACAGGCATGAGTATGAGTTCCTTATTGACCAAGCGATAAGGGAAGCAAAAGCGGACAAGCTAACGCTATGGGAAGCACGTTCTTTAGTCCTTAGGCAATGGTATGGCGCATACAAGAAAGCAAGTAAGCAAAAAGTAGGAGACTTGGCAACGCTCACGCCGTGGGCACGTAATGCTATGATTTGCGCTTGCGCTTTCAAATCAGATGAAAAACGTTGGGGGCCAAAAAACCCAAAACGAACGACCGAGACACTAGCAAAGCTAAGAAAAGCCAATGCTGCATTTGATGCTTCTTACAAGAGATATTGGGACGCTAAACGGGGGTAAATGATGGAAACATACGACTTTGACGCATGTCCGGACTGTCTCTTATTCGTTGCCAATGGTGACGTGCCTGAAGACAGAGAGGATTTTGTAAAGGACTTCGAGCATTGGACTGAAGGATTTTACATATGCCTAGGAGATAATGACGGCGATTCTAATTTCTCTTGGTCGCGCTGTGAATGCTGCGGTTCAAGGCTAGGTGGCGATAGGTACAATTTAGTAGGCTTCGCTAATGG